CGCCGCCCAGGGCGAGCGCGATACCCATGCTCGTGACCATGCCGCCGACACCCGGAATAAACAGGCCCGCCACCGCGAGCACGGCACCGCCGACGATCTTGCCCCACGCGCCGGCGCCCTGAATGACCGGCACGATTTTCAGCACGCCGGTACTCTGCGGATAGTTCAGATCCGTCTCGCCGTAGTCCTGCACGCCGCGCACGCGGAACTTCTGCGCGCCGTGCTCGATGAAGTACTGACGCAGGCCGGGTAGCTGCGTGCATAGCGCATGAACGGCTTCGCCGGGGCTGCGCACGTCGAGCCGATAGCGCCGGCCATAGCGCGCGCCGAGTTCGCCGTATAGCTTGACGGTCAGCATGTCGCCCCCTTCATGAATACGGTGTGACGCAGCACGGCGGTCGTGCGTCGCTGGTAAAACTCCTGATACGCTTCGCGCCGCGATAGCTGGCCGATCAGGTGATGCACGATCACGCCATCGCCCAGGTACACGGCCATATGGTTATCCCGCGCGGCGCGAATGTTCATCAGCAGGAGGTCGCCCGGCTGCAGCTGCTCGCGGTCAACCTCGACGAAGCCTTCGCGGGCGAAGTTCTCGCGGTACAGGTCGGGGCCAAGCGGATCATTCCACCAGCCGAACGCGCGTGGATAATCGGTCAGCTCGATGCCGTGCTGCGCGTACCAGTCGCGCACGATCGCGTAACAGTCGTGAACGCCATGCACGAACGGGCGGCCGATCAGCTTGGCCTTGAAGCCGCTCGGCCGCGTGATCGTGTACGAACCGACCGGAATGTTGACGATCAGCCAAGGTAGCTGCGTGCGCTCGATGCCGACACGATCCGCGAGCGAGGGCTCGGGCGCGATGTACGGATGGGAATGCGCGATCGCCATCACGTGGCCGCTATCCTCGGCGCGCGCATAGTCGCCGCCCGCGATGATGAAATGCTCGTGCTCGGTGGCGAGGTTGCGGCACGCGACATAGACAAGCTCCGCGTCGTCTTTAAGAATGACCACGCCGCAGCATTCGCGCGGTGCTTCGGCGTTCGCATGGATCAGCACATACGGCACGACACGCGCAAGGGTCTCCTCTTTCATGTCCGCGTCCAATAGTGACGAACGATTCGAGCGGTCGCCTGTTCGAGCGTCAAACCCGCATTGAGACGCCGTCTTAGCGTGGTCTCTGTCATACCCGCTGCGCGTGCGGCTGCTGCGAGCCCGCCGGGAACGCGACTATTGCGCTTGTTCGCGCCTTGCTGCATCGGCGTTTGCCATTCGACATTGCCGGGCCGGTAGCCTTCATCGTTGCTAATACGACCAATGCTCATGCCCTTCGGCTTCTCGCCCATATATCGACAGAACGCGATTGGGCTTAGCCAGTCGTCGCACACGTTGATGCCACGCCCGCCATAAGCCTGATAGTCTTTACATCGTGGATTTGTGCAGCGGTCGATCATCGCTTCCCACGACTTAAACGCTGAGTGATGCCACATTCCATGCGTTTCCATAAGTCACCTCTAACGATACTGACCGGCCCCAGGGAACCCCCCGAAGGGAAGCCAACCGCTACCGAAGCGCAACTTGCAGGACTTGAGCCGCTTGCCGCACGCGTCCGCGTTAGGGTCGCTCGTCGGGTTGTCGTTGATATCGGCGACAGGCGGCCCCGCATAGCCGCAGCCGTCGCCGCGATAGCGCCACGGGCACGCGTTGCATATGACCTGCCGGCGCGGTGTCATGACGCCCTCGACATCGAGCGGCGCGGCGAGTTCGAACTCGACGATATCGAGCGATTCGCGCATCTTCTGATTGACCGCGAATATGTCGTCGTCGAAGTGGTCGTCGGGGTTGGCGAACGGATTGCCGTTCGGGAAGTTGGCCGCATCGAGATAGCGCGCGAGCGTGCGCTTGCGCGTCACCGGGCATCCAACGAGGTCGCTGTACTGGTGGCACATCGCCGAGACGATGCCGGTCACGTTCGCCACCGCGAAGCGCGGGCGCGGCAATGTGCCTTGGCTTTTCTTCTCGAACCCGGTCGCGCGCACGGGATAGCGGACATACGTCACGCCTTGCCAGATCACATCGCCGCCGAGCTTGTTTGTGCCCGCGTGGAAGTGCAGCACCTGATTGGTGTAGCGCGTCAGATCGACGACATAGAGTTCGATGACCGCGCTCGGGTGCAGCCCCTGAATGTCGCCCTTGACACTCATAGAAACACCTGCTCGAACGTGAACGAGAGTTCGTAGAGCAGCGAACCGTCCGCGATCATCTGTCCATACGTGAGGTTCCACGATGGACATATCACGTCCTGCGTGACAGGCGTCTCGACGATCTGACGCGGCGGCGTCCAGTTGAACACCTCGACGCCGTTGCGATCGGACAGGAACTTGACCACATCGCCGGCGGTGACCGCGTCGATGTTCTTCATGCGGATCGACCAGATACACGCCTGCGTGTTGATGCCCGCGGGTCGGCGTTGTGCATAGCCATCGCCAAACTGCGCCTTGACGATTTTCGGTTCGAGCGCATAGCTCGCTTCGGTCACGCACCACTTGAACACGAGACCGGACGCGGCGAGCGGCGAACTCGCGATCAGCCGCGGCTCGGTGCGCACGAGCATCAGGCGCGCGCGCATGACTTCACTCAACGGCAACACCGTTGCGGGAAAGCTCATGATTGCCCTCGATGGTTAGCGCGGGAGTTAACGCGTTGACGCGAGCAGTCCGCCCGTGCGCTTCTCTTGCGTGATGACCGCACGCACGACCGTCGCAATGCGGTTGCCGAGTTCGGCCATCTGCTTGTCGCTCGCGGTCGTATCCTGCATGGCGCGGTCGTCGCGCATCATCTGCACGTTGACGGTCACGTTCGAGCCGCCGCTCGCCGCGCCGCTCGCATCCGTGACGACGCGCCCCGGCACGTTCGGGATGAAGTACTCCTTGCGCCCAGGAATCTCGTTGATCTGATAGACACGGCCGGTCGATACCGGACCGCCGCCCATCAGACCGCCGCCGAAAATCGATGACCAGTCGAAGCCCGAGACGCCCTTGCTGATGCTGCCGAATATCGGGCTCATGACGTTCTGATAGACCAGCATCTTGGCGAGGTCTTTGAGGATCGAGGCCGTCATCTCACTAAAGCTGACACTCGCATCCTTGGTCGAGAACATGAAGTCAACGAGCGCATCGCTCGCTTTCTTGCCGAAGCCCTCGATTGCCTGCTGCAAGGCTTTGAGCGACTCCGCGAGCGGGTCCATCTTGTTTTGCGCCTTAGCGAGTTCATCGCCCAACTGCTTCATGCGCTTGGCGTACTCTTCGGGCGTCAACTGGCTCTGGATCGAGTTGAGTTCCGCGACCGCTTTCGTATAGGCGATGGTCGGATCGACCGCCGCCTTGGTCGCATCAACGAGGTCCCACATCGCATCGGCTTGGTCGAGCTCCGCTTTGTAGGCCGCCGCGCTCTTCTGATACGCGAAGTCGTCTGCGCTCTGCTGCGCTTCCTTCGCATCGGTGACGGCATCGATCGAGCGCTGCAAGGCGATGTTGTCCTCGACCTGCTTGCGCAAATTAGCCTGCTGCTGCTGGGTCATCGCCTGATACTTCGGATCGAGCGTGAGTTTCTTCATCGGATCGTCACCCGCGAGCAGCGCGCGATACTGCTCTTGCAGGCTTTCGAGCATGCGTGCGTATTCGTCGATCTCTTTCTTGGCGCGCTGCGCCGCCGCCTTGTTCGCGTCGAGCGTGCCGCTAAAGTTGAGCGTCGCCTTGCCCGCTTCGGCGGTCTGTCGCGCATGCTCGTGTGCGGCGGCCGCAGCCGCGCGCGTCGCTTTCTCCTGCTCGCTGAGTGGCGCGCTGATCCTGTCGGCGGTGGCCGCGGCTTTCTGTAGCGTCGTGGTCGCATCGGCCCAACCTTGCTGGAACGACTTCACGCCTTCATCGAAGCCGCCGCCGCCCGGTTTCGCGATCGACGATATCAAGCCCCACGTCCCCTTGACGACCTGACCGAAAGCCATCAGCGTGCCAGCCAGCGCGACGATCGTCGAGACAGCCGCTTTCGCGATCGCGGCCGTCCCTTTGAGAATGTCGTTCATCAAAGAGCCGTCCGTCTGCGCGTCGCGCATCGCCTCGACGACAGCGGTCAAGGCCGGCTCCATCTCACGCGCGAAGATCGCTGCCGC